AAAAGAAATATGGTAGTATTATATTATGGATTATGAAGCATTTGTATATCTGTGGACAAACACAGTAAATAATAAAAAATATATTGGCTATCATACTGGTAGTGAATATGATGGATATGACACTTCTGCAACTTCTGAAGAAATGAATGAAGCTTTTGCTAAAGGAGAGTTAAAACGTGAAATAGTTGCCTACGGGACAACGCAAGATATGATAGCTTTGGAGAGAAAAATGCTACTTGAAGTTGATGCCAGAAATAACTCTGAGTATTATAATAAATCTAATGGTGGAGGTAAAGATTTAAAAGGATTTATTAAGCCTTCACTTGATACGCTACAAGAACAAATTTTAAACAAGTCTTTTAATATTCAGTCTATTGAAAAAGATTCTGTCGCAGCTTATGATAAATTTCAGGTGCGATTTAATGAGATTGACTCAAAGCATTTAAAAAATATTAAAGAAAAAATTGATGATTTAAACGGTGATACTAGTGAGTTTGAACCAGTAAATGTTTTAGAAGATTATAATGGTAAAGGATTGCATTTAATTCTAGATGGAAACCATCGCATCACTGCTACAATGATGTCAAAACGAGCTAAATATATTCCTGTGCAATACATCCCAAAATCTGCTTATAAGGTGTACACTACTCTTGAATTAGAAGCTCTTGCTAATCGTTTGAATCCTTTACCTGATAAGCCTGCTTTGTCTGTAAATAAAGATGATGCCATTAAGTTTATTTTAAAACGTAATGAAGAAGGTTTAGAAATTAATTCTGAACAAAATATTCAAGAGCTTTTAAGCTGGGGCTTTACTAAAAAAGCTGCTACTGGTGTTATCACTACTGCACAAACACAAATAGAAAATTCTATTGCTATTCCTTCCGGAGCAGTTTGGATTAACTGGAAAGATAAACGTAAAAAACAATTGGAAAGTATTGTTGAACAATATAGAGATAAAGATACAATTGCTATTCATGCATCATCAGGTGGTTTTCGTTTAGATCGTTTGTTGGAGACTTCTGCAGACTTTCCAAAGAAAATGAAAGCAGTAGTTGTAATGTATCATCCAACACCTGCAGCAGAGAAAAAATGGTTTAGAGAATATTTACCAAAACATGAAAAAACAATTAAAGCTCGTATTAGTATGAGAATTAATTTTATCTATCTTGAAACTATTGACTATAATGCTGGTTTACAAGATTCATTAAATATGGTAGAATAGTTGAATAAGACTTGGAGTAATATATGAAAGAATCACTTAAAATCCTGCAAAAAGCTGCAGAAGTACAAACTAAAAAAGGTAATGATTACCAGAATCCTAACTCACGAGTTCGTCAAGCTGATTATTATCCTCGAGGTTGCGCAACTCTTCTTGATACAATGGCTGCAAAAGTATTACGTATGCAATCAGTGCTTGAAGCTATGGAGCTTGATCCAAACTATTCACCAAACTTTGAATCACTTGAAGATTCATGCATTGATATTATTAATTATGCATCTTTCTTTGCTGCTTATATGAATGGTGGTATTGATGGCCAAGATCCTAACCGTGATTTTCTAAATCGCCCTAAGAAAGTATTAAATGATGAACAATAAATATACACTTGAAGTACAAAAAGACGAAGAAAGTGGTGAGCTTTTCTTTGAATTTCCTGATGCTTTAATGAATCAAATGGGATGGGATGTGGGTGACACCCTTATTTGGGAAGAATTACCTAATTCATCTTGGAGTTTAAGTTTAAAAAAGAAAGAAGAAAATGAAAATACTAATAATGGGACTTCCGGGATCGGGGAAGACGCACCTAGCTAAAAGATTGCACGTGCATTTAAACTGTGCGTGGTATAATGCTGATAAAGTTAGAGAAATGGCTAATGATTGGGACTTTACTGATGCTGGTCGTAGACGACAGTCTGAACGTATGAATACTATAGCTACCTTCGAAGCAGTACGTGGCCGTACTGTTATTTGTGATTTTGTGTGTCCAACTGGAGAAACACGTAAAGAGTTTAATGCAGATATCACTATTTGGATGAACACAATAGAAGCTGGACGTTTTGATAATACAAATAAAATTTTTGAAGAACCTACTAACTTTGATTATATTATTGAATCGTTCCAAAGTGATGAATGGATTTTAGACTTAGCGAATAGAATGAAGGAAACATATAATGTTTGATTATAAAAAGCCCACTACACAAATGCTTGGTCGCTGGCAGCCTTGGCACGACGGCCACTCTGCACTATTTAAAAAAGCTTTAGCTGAAACCGGACAAGTTGTGATTATGGTCCGAGATGTCGGTGGCATTATTGGTGATGATGCTGGTGGAGGTAGAACAGAAAATCAAAATGATAATCCTTTTAAATGGAATCAAGTAAGACAAAATATTGTTTTAGGTCTTGAAAAAGAGGGGTTTACAGAAGGTAAAGAATATGTTATAATGCAAGTACCAAATATTGTAGACATTAGTTATGGCCGTGGTGTTGGATACACTTTCACACAGCATGATCTTGGGGAAGAAATTCATAATATTTCTGCTACTAAGATTCGTAAAAAAATGAGAGAAGAAGGAACATTATAATGGACGATCGTAGAGATAAACTTATTCGCGAATTAGAAAATAAAGTAACTATGTTAGAGAATAATGTTTATCAACTACAACAACAAGTTCAAAACGCCTATAAGCGTATTGCAGAACTTACCGCCGATAATCGAGAGTCTATTCCTATTGATCGCAATTATACTGGTTTTAAAGAATGATAAGAATTATAGCAGGCCCATGTCAACACGAATCATTAGAGCAATCATTAGAAATTGCTAAAGAATGTAAACGGGTATGTGACTTATATGGTTTTGAATATTTTTTTAAAGCTAGTTACGACAAAGCTAATCGTACTCATATCGATGGAAAACGCGGACTTGGAATTAATGACACGCTACCAGACTTTCAAAAGATTAGAGACGAAGGTTTTAAAATATTAACTGATTGCCACACAGTTGGAGAAATTAATCGCTGTAAAGGCGTAGTAAATGTTATACAAATTCCTGCGTTTCTATGTCGTCAAACAGATTTGATACAAGCTGCTTGTAAAACAAATTGTATTGTTAATATTAAGAAAGGCCAGTTCCTTGCACCGTGGGATGTGAAAGGCATTCTAAGCAAAACAGAAGGTGCAAAAGAAGTTTGGATAACAGAGAGAGGTACTAGCTTTGGTTACAATACACTTGTTACTGACTTTACTGGCATCCAGTATATGCTTGACAATGCTGGTGTTCCTGTGGTATTTGACGTCACACACTCAGTCCAGAAGCCAGGAGGACAAGGTGACAGTTCTGGTGGTAATAGGGATTATGTTGGCCCTCTTAGCCGAGCTGCCGCTGCTATGGGTGTTACTAACTTCTTTTTAGAAGTTCATGCTGATCCAGATAATGCTCCTTCAGATGGACCTAATATGTTAAAGCTTGAAAATTTTGCAGAAACAATTAGACAAATGTATTTTATTAATAAAACAATAAGAGGATTTGAAATATGAAAGTCGTTATGATGATTTTATGTTTTCTGCCAAGCGTACTATTAGCAAGTGAATCAAACAAAATGGCTAAATAGTGTGTGAAAAATACCGCAGATTGGAATGCCGCCGCAAGTTGCCACGCAGAATATAGACAAGCAGTTCGCAAAGCGGAACTTGCTGAACTAAGAGACTTTCTCAAACACAATCCACGTTATAGAGTACCAGGCCAAAGCTTAAATAGTTGCTTCGGAAAACCTCGTGAAATGCCATTTGAAAATGCAGGCATAGAAATTTCTGGAGTTGGTATGAGAGCATGGGTGAATTACAAAGATACAATTCCAGCTGGGTGTTATGAAACTGCGCCATGGGATAATAGAAAGGAAAACAAATGAAAGCCGGTAAAGTATGGGGAATGACAGAACAATTAGAAATGAATGGTGTTTTGGAATTTCATAGAATTGAAATGAATAAAGGCGGTGTTTGTTCTAAGCATTGTCATGAATTTAAATGGAATGGATTTTATGTTGAAGAAGGACGTATGCTTATTCGTGTATGGCAAAACGATTACGATCTAGTTGATGAAACTATTCTAGAACCAGGACAATATACAAAGGTCAAACCAGGTGTTTATCATCAGTTTGAATGTCTAGAAGATGGTGTTGCCTTTGAATTGTATTGGGCTGAATTTAATCATAATGATATTAAAAGAGAAACAGTAGGTCACGCATGAAAGTTGGACTAACCGCATCAACATTTGATCTCTTACATGCAGGTCATATCGCAATGTTAAGAGAAGCGAAAGAAAATTGTGATTATCTTATCTGCGCTTTGCAAGTAGATCCGTCAGTTGATCGACCAGATAAAAACCAACCTATTCAAACTATTGTTGAAAGATATACGCAACTTGCAGCAGTAAAATATGTTGATGAGATCATTGTTTATTGTACAGAACCTGATTTACTTGATATAATAAACATGTATCCTATTGATGTACGTATCCTAGGGGATGAATATAAAGATAAAGATTTCACTGGTAAAGACGAATGTCGCCGAAGAAATATTCAACTTTACTTCAACAAGAGAGATCATAGATTTTCTTCTTCTGGTTTACGTGAAAGAGTATTTGAAAGAGAGTTACAAAAACATGATTCAACATAGCGTAAAAGATATTCGTGAATATTTTAAAAGCGAATTAGCTGATGAAGCGTTTACTATTGATAAAACTGGTCAAAAAACAATTGAATTAATTGGTGCAAGTTTTCTTGCTGATGAGGAAGCGATCTTTGGTATACCAAACACTGATTATATTACTCAAGAAATCTTGTGGTATGAAAGCGAATCAACAAATATTCAAGATATTTACGGTGAACTAAGACCTCCTCCCGCAGCATGGTTATACTCAGCAAATTCTCATGGTGAAATTAATTCAAATTATGGCCACTTAATTTTTTCTGATAAGTACTTTAATCAATACGGCATGGTTCTTGATGAACTGTTAGCAAACCCTGACGGTCGCCGCGCATCAATGATTTATCAAAGACCTTCAATTTGGATGGAATTTAGCGAACATGGAAAATCAGATTTTATTTGTACTAACGCTGTCACTTACTACATTCGTGATGGTTTACTTCATTGTGTAGTTCAAATGAGATCGAACGATGTTGTGTTTGGTTATAAAAATGATTATGCATGGCAATTACATGTTATGAAAAAGTTATGTTGGGATTTTAATAATCTTGATAGATATGATAATGGTAGAGTAATTGATCCTGGCATGATGATTTGGCAGGTACAAAATCTTCACGTTTATGAAAGACACTTTAATTTGGTGAAATAATGAGTAATCTTATACTTATCACAGATATTCTAGAAACAAAACTTCGTAAAGAAAAAGAATTAGAATATTATCAAGCTGAATTAGAAAAGCTACAACAAAAAATGTTTTTTATAAAAAAAGATATCGACATCACTAATCTAATTATAGACATGATAGAAAAAGAAAAAGTTTATGATATTCAACAAAACATGATTGGAAAAGATAGTGAGTAAATGGGATGTTCGTTACTTAAATCTTGCTAAGGAAGTAAGCACTTGGTCTAAAGACCCATCATCTAAAATAGGCGCTGTTGCTGTTGGATCAAAAGGTCAAGTATTATCACAAGGCTATAACGGATTTCCTAGAGGCATTTTTGATGGAGGTGCTAGACTAAATGATAGAGAAATTAAGTACAAATATATTGTACACGCTGAACAAAACTTAATTTATAACGCTACATATAATGGTGTTTCTCTTGATGGCGCAACACTATATGTAACTGGTTTACCAGTATGTTCTGAATGTGCTAAAGGTGTAATACAGGTTGGAATTAAACGAGTAGTTATGCCGGAACAAGAAATTAAAGAACATTGGAAAGAATCTTGGAACTATTCAAAAGTATTTTTTCATGAAGCTGGAGTAAAATATGATTTTGTTAACATCAATCTTAAATAACAAAGTGTTATAGAATTTTGGAAAAAATAGTTTACAAAGCTATTATTTTATGATAGAATATAGTTATAAAATCATAAATACATATGCGTAATTAAGGATAATTATATGACTAGAATTGCAATCGTCCTCGGTCGTGGAACTGAAGGATGTGGAGTAACTCAGTGCGCTATTCAAATGCAAAA